TGCGCCCACCCCGGCCCTGCGCGCCCGGCCGCGCAGGAACCACAAACCGACCAGATGCCCGTCCCCCAGCGTCACCGCGCCATCCTCCAGCGCCGCGACCACCGCGGCCGCCGCCGCCTTGACCGGGGCGAAACCGCCGGTGTCCTCGGCCCCCGACAGGACCGAGACGGTGAAATCATGCCGCGCGCCGCCGCCGGTCATGTCGCCCGCATCCGCCACATCCTCGGGGCCGATCGCGACATGGGTGCCGGCGGGCGGGCTGACCGGCAGCGCGTCATAGATCGCGTCCCCCACCAGCGCCGCCAGCGCCTCGCTGTCGCGCAGCGCCCGATAAACTGCCGTCTGCAATTCTGCTGACACATGAAAATTCATGCCACCCTCACCTCTCTGGCCAGACAGTCGAGCCACAACCCCGCGGCATCCGCCTCGGCCACGGCGTCGATGCGAAACACCCGCGATCCCATGCGGAACCGCTGTTCTGGCCGAGGGCGCCTCGGATCCCCCTCGCGCGCGGCACGCAGCGTGATGCGCCAGCGCACCACGCTTTCCGCGCCGACCTCGCCCGCGCGCTCAGAACCCACGCCGGCCCGCATCCGCGCGTGGACGATGCCCAGCGAATGCCAGATCATCCGATAGCCACCCATGCCGTCGGCCACCCGCTCGGGCGATTCCAGCATCAGCGGATGCAGCATCCGGGGCGCGCTCATGCCCGCCTCCCGAAGCCGCCGCGCCCGGCCAGGGTGCGCACCGCCCGCCAGCGGTCGATCAGCGCGCTGACCCCATGCGGCAACGCCAGCTGGCTGCCGTCAAAGCCGCGGTCCTCGTAATAACGCGCAGCCAGCATCATCACCGCCTGCGCCAGATCGGCGGGCACGTCGTCCCAGCCGGTCCCGAACCCGGCGGTAAAGCGCACCGTGACATGCCCGCCCGCGGGAACCGAGGGCAGGCTGCCCGCCACCGGCGCCAGCACCGGGCGCTGGTTGTCCGGCACCAGCCGCCAGCGCGCGGGCGGAACCGGCGTCACCGCGCCCGCGCGGTCGGTCAGTTCGACCGACTCGACCGACAGCGCCGGGGCCAGTGGCAGCGGCTGGCCCATGGGATCACGCCAGTCCTCCAGCCGCAGCCGGAACACCCGCGTCAACAGCACCTTGCCGGTGCGCGCCTCGACCGTCGCAATGGCGGCGCGCAGAAACCCCGCCAGCGCCGCATCCTCGGTCGCGTCCTCGACCAGTTCGAACCCCGATCCCATCCGCAGATGATTGCGCAATCCGGCAACCGGCAGCGCCGCCTGTGCCGGAGCGGTTTCCTCGACGAGCAACATTCCTGAAACCTCCCGTTCCGAAAGCAGCCGCTGGTGAAAGATGTCGGGGCCGCGGCGCGTCCGCCGGCCACGGCCCGCGCGGACAGTGATTGTGCCACCGTCTCCGGCGGCCGGCACCGCGGCCCCTCCTCGCCACGATCAGGCGGCGAAGGTCAGCAGCTTGACGGCACGGGTATCGACGACACCGCCGCCCACGCGCTTGGTCGCATAGAACAGCACATGCGGCTTGGCCGAATACGGGTCGCGCAGGATGCGCAGCTCGGGACGCTCGGCCACGGTATAGGCGCGGCGGAAATCGCCAAAGGCCACCGACTTGGACCCGGCCGAGGGGTTGGGCATGTCCTCGCAGACCAGCACCGGATACCCCAACAGCCGCGCCGGCTCGCCCGCGGCCAGCCCGTCGGCCCACAGATAACGCCCGTCGCCGTCGCGCATCCGCCGGATCATCCCGGCCACGCGGCTGTTCATCAGGAACGAGGCATTGGCCCGGTAGCCCGCCTCCAGCGCATAAACCAGGTCGATCAGCGCATTCGCCGGCGCGCTGCCGGCGAAATCGCCCGCTGCGCCGGTATTGATCATCCCGATAGTGCCGTCAGTGGCGGTGGCGTTCGACGCGGTGGGATAGTTCAGCAGCCCCCGCGGCTTGTCCATGCCGTTGCCATTGATGAACGCCGCCGATTCCGCACGGGCGAATTTCTCGGCGATGCGCTCGGCCAGCCAGCTTTCCAGGTCGAACGAGGCATCGTCCAGCAGCCGCTGCGTGGCCTTGGGCATCGCCGCCAGCTCATGCAGCGGGATCGAGACCCGCTCGACCTGCGGCGTGTCGGTCTCGGCCGCGGCCGCCGTCTCGCTGGCCCAGCCCGCACCGATGTCGGACCGATCGGACAAAACCTCATAGGCCGCCGATTCGACCTGCACCACCGTGGCCAGCGCCCGCAGCGAGCCCGCGCCCCGCAACGCCTCCTGCACCGTGTCAGAGATCACCGGCGCGGCCAGATAGCCGCCATCGGTCCCCGAGGCCATGGCTTTTTCCTCCAGCGCCAGCCCGCGCAGCCCGGCGTCGTCGCCGCGGCGCAGATAGGCGGCAAAGGCTTTCTGATGCGGCGCCTCGACCTCGGCGGCCTGCGAAAGCGGCGAGCGGCCCCGAAGGGCGGTCTTGCGGTCCAGCATGGTCATGCGTCTGTCCTGTGCTTGCAGTTTCTGTTCGATCGTCTCGCGAAAGCCCTTGAGTTCATGGACGAACTCGGCCATCGCATCCTCTACGCCTGCCGGCATGGCCCCGGCAGCGGCCCCGGCCCCTGCGGCCTTGACTTCGGTCATCGCCGTCTCTCCTCATCTGAAAAAGGCGGCCGCCCCAAAGGGGACGCCGCCTGCCATCGGCGAAACCATGGCCTCGCCGCATCTCCTTGCCCCGCAGCCGACAAGCCGCAGAAAGCATCTTCTGTCCGAAAATATCCTGGGGGAGTCCCGGCATGGGACGGGGGCAAAGCCCCCTCACCGCCCCGCGCGCAGAACCTCCGCCGCCGCCCGCAGCACCCCGGCCGGATCCGCCCGGGACTTCCGCCCCAGCTTCGCCTCGCGCAGCATCGGGAACGTCACCAGCGAAACCTCCCACAGATCGACCTCGGTCAACACCCGCCGCCCCTTGCCGTCGCGCTCGGCCCGCAGCGTGCGATAGCCGATCGACAGCCCGTCGATGGCGCCCGCCGCGACCAGCGCTGCCGCCTCGCGCGCCCGCGCCACCTCGGGCAACAGCCGCCCGCGAACCCACAACCCGCGGCTGTCCTCGCGGATCTCCTCCCACACGCCGATGGGATGGGCGGGGTCGTGCTGCCACAGCATCCGCACCCGGTCGCCCCGCGCCGCGATCCGGGCAAGGCTGCCCGCATAGGCCCCCGCCGCGATCACGTCGCCCCCCTGGTCGGCGATGCCGAACAGGCTGGCATAGCCCTCGATCACACAGCCCTGCGCGCCGGTCTCGGCCTGCAACGGCAGCCCGCCCGCGTATTTCAGTTCAAGCCCCGGATCATCCATCCCCGTCCCCCCTCATCCCTTCGGCGCGAATTGCAGGATCGACTGCACCGCCTGGGTCAGGATCACCGCGACCACGCCGTAAACCGTCATCCACAGCCGCCGCTCCAGCCCCTCGATCAGCGCCTCGATCCGTTCAAGCCGCCGGTCCACCTGCCCGAACTGCAGCGCCATGATCCGCTCCTGCGCCTCAAGCTTCTGCTCATGCCAGACCCCCGGCCGGTCGATGAATTTCGACCCCTCCATCTCAGCCCCCCGCGGGATCGGGCGGGGCCAGCGGCGGCAGCCCCAGCGCCGCGCGCTTCTCGGCCTCGGTCAGGAATCCCGCCGCGCCCACCCGTTGCCAGTGCTGGTCGCGCTCTTCCGCCAGCGCCGGGATCTGGTCCAGATCGGGGCGCAGGTCGATCTCGCAGCCCAGATGCTCGCTCAGCCACCAGCCGACGCCCGCGGCAACCCGCGTTGCCAGCGGCAGCACGGTCAGGCGATAGAACGCCCGATGCGCCTCGGCGTAATTGGCGTAAGTTGCCTCGCCGGGGATCCCGATCAGCATCGGCGGCACCCCGAATGCCATGGCGATTTCCCGCGCCGCCGCCAGCTTGGTCTGGTGGAACTCCATGTCCGAGGGCGAAAACCCCATCGGCTTCCAGTCGAGCCCCCCTTCCAGCAGCATCGGCCGCCCGGCGTTGCGCGCGCCCTGATGGTGGCCCTCCATCTCGCAGACCAGCCGGTCGTATTGCTCGGGCGACAGAACCCCCTGCCCGTCCGACCCCTTGTAGATGATCGCACCCGAGGGCCGCGCCGCATTGTCCAAAAGCGCCCGCGACCAGGCGCTGGCCGAGTTGTGCACCTCGACCGCCACCTGCGCCGCCTGCATCGGCGACATCCCGTAATGGTCGTCCGAGGGGTGGAAGCTGCGGATATGGCAGATCGGATCGGGACTGCCGGTCATGTCGAAGCGATGCTTGCGCCCGCCCACCGCATATTCATAGGCCACCGGCCAGCCATCCGCCCCCGGAACCACGCTCACCCGGTCGGAACGCAGCACATGCAGCTCTGCGGGCAGGCCCGACTCGGCCACGTCCACCGCCTCAAGATAGCCGTTCCCGGTCAGCAGGATCTGCCCGAACAGCGCCTCGAACAGCTCGGCGCGCCCCTGCGCCGGGTTCGGACGCCGCATCAGGTCCAGCACCGGATGCACCTCGTAACGCCGCTCGGCATCCTGACAGACCAGAGGCACCGCCGCCGCGGCCTCGGCGATCAGCTTGACCGCCCGGAACCCCACCGGGTTGCCCAGAAACCCCGACCGGGTCAGCCCGCCGGTATCGCGCCCGCCCCACAGCGCCCGCCCGGCCAATTGCGCGGCGGCAGCAACCCGCCCCGCCGCGCTGGCCTTGACCTCGGGCACCGCCGCCACTGCCGCCACCGGCACCGGCATCTCCTCGACCTCACCCACCGCCCGCGGCGGCGCGTTTCCGACATCCCGCGGCGCCTGCCGCCCGAACCAC